GCTGTGTCAAGTAGACTCATATTTCAAAAGTGTTTAGTGTTTGCTCGAGGCACGCTTCAGCTTCGAATACGCCACCCGTTGTATTAATTCTGTCTATAAATATATCAATTAAATCTGCGTTTTCTTGTATCTGTAACGCTAGGGCTTCAATCCAAGACCCGTTAACTGGGCCAGTAGCGCCAAAGTCAAGGGCTAGCGCTTGTATCCACGCCTCGCCTTCTGCTTTGTTTACGTTAAAGAAGTCGCATAAAGCTTCTAGCCAAGTGCCATTTTTAGTTTGTGTAATGCCGTAATGCAAGCAAATGCTTTGCCAAAGGTTGCCGTCTACGTCTGGTGCTTGTAGGTCGTGGGCTATAGTGTGAAGCCAAGACTGGTTATAAATTGCCATAACAATATTAAAATTAATTACCTTCTTGTTTAAGTGGTACTGCGCAGTCTGTCCAGTTGTTTACAGCAAAAGTTGCAGTCATTACCCACCCAGCCGCGTAGTCTAGTAAGTCGTTATTAAGTGGGTTAAAATTAGGCGTGTCTACTAGGTCGAAGTTGTAGTTATTCGAGTTTATAAAGTAGGTGTAAAGGTCGTATAGAATTTGCTGGCAGTCGGACAGAATTACGTTAATGTTTTCGCGGTCCTTCTGTATAATATCGAAGCAGTAAATTTCTAAAATAAAGTCGTTCGTGTTTTCGGTTGCTATAGCTGACACGGGAACTATAAAAACAATAGGGTACTTTTCGTCCTTTGTGGCGAAGTTAAACATTTGTTCTTTGAAGTCCGAACCTACCTTTTTAACTTGCACGTGGTTTTCGTAGAAGTCTGTAATTTCGTTTATAAGTGCTTGGTAACTTGTCATAATTCCGACCCTTTTTTGATTTTATCTATTTTGTTTTGTGTGCTAGTTATGTCTGTTTCACTTACTACAGCTTGAACTACTATATTTTGGTTCGTGTTTGTAACGCTTTGCGGTGCGCTAGCTGTGTTAAGTTGGTTACCTTGTCCGAATAAGTTAACCATAGGAACGGCCGCCGCTGTTGAAGTAGTGCTACTTGTACTAGACGGGTTAGAACCACCACCAGAAACACTACCAGCTGGGTTACTCAAAAGCTGTTTAGCCTTAACCATATTGGTAGTAATTTGTAAGATACCGCTAGCGAACTGCGCCGCACCAGCTAGACCACCCGTAACGCCGTTGGCTATGTTTTGGTTTGAGGCTTTTACAAGGGCAGAAATAGCCATAGCTGTATCTATACCAATTTGAATTAACGCGCCAGCCTTGTTAATCTTTTCTAGTTTCTTTTGGTCGTTTGTTACTAGGGTTGTAAGATTAAGTAAGCTATTAGCGTAGTCGCTTACCATTTGTATTTTGGCGTTACGTACTTGTGTTGCTGTTTCTATTTCTGCTAGTGCTTTCGTCTTTGCGTCTTCTGCCGCCTTGTCTTGAATGGCTTTAATTTCAGCCGCGCGTTTTTCTTCTAGCGCTTTGGTGTCCATTCCGTATTGTTCGGCTAGGGCTATTAATTCAAAGTAGCGTGTTTGTATTTCGTCTATCTGGCGTTCTGTGTCAGACATACGTAACAAGCGCATTTGTTCTTCGAAGTCTTCTTGTTTCTGTAGCTGTACGTTTTCGTTATCTGTAATTGCTTGCGCTATTCTAGCTTGTCGCTGTGTTTCTGCTAGGGCTTGCGCTTCTGCGCTTTTATCTAGTTCGGCTTGTTTCTGGCTTTCATATAATGCCGTTAAACGTACCTTTTCCGCACCCGTTAAGTTTTCGTTTTTCTTTACGTCTTCAATTAGGCGCTTATACTTTTCTTTTGTTATTTCTTCTTCGCGTTTTGCGTCGTCAGTTATTAAGCTTAACTCTATGTCCCTAATAGTGCGCTGTGCGTCTAGTCTGTTTTTAGCGTAGGCCTTCTGTGCTTCTAGTCTTTTAGTAGCGTTTTCTTTAGCCTTCTGCGCTTGTTCTGCGTCGTCTGCTATTTGTAGTAAACGTTGGTCTTTACGTCCGTCCGAAAGTATTTTCTTTTCAGCTTCCATTTGTTCGCGTAATTTCTTACGGCGTTCTAGGTTGTCTTTAGATGCTATCTTTTGTAGGTAAGCATATTCTTTTTCAGCGGACCTTAAGCGGCCTTCTGCTTCTTTGTTAATTGCTTTGCTCTTTGCTATTTCTAAATTCGTGGTGTCTTTGCCAGCGGCTTTAGCTTTAGCTATTTCTATGTCGTATGCGCTACTTATTTTTTCCGTTCTTTTCTTGGAACTTTCGGCGGCCTTTTCGTTAGCGGCTTGCATCTTTTTGCCGTTTTCTTCTGCGGCATATTGCGTAAGTCCTAGCCAGTCTGTCAGTCTTTTGAAGCCGTCAATAATGGCATTAATAGGTATCATTAAAATATCTAGTGCTTTTTGAAGTACGCCTATTTTGTTTAAGAATACAACGATACCAGCAACGATAGCAACGATAACAGCGGCCAATAAAAAGATAGGGTTTGTAAGAATTTGAACTCCTAGCTTTACGAAAGCCCCGCCCAAAGTTTTTACCATTCCCGTAATACCTTTAAGCGCCCCCGAAATGTCGGCTTTGCCTATCTTACCTAGATTACTTGCGAAGACTTTAGACTTTTCGCTAGCTTCTTCGAAGTCCAAAGACATTAAGCTAGACTTTATCCCGTCGAATGAGTTGCTAATTTGTTCGAATTTAGACCCAGAAGCGAACACGTTTACCGCGTCGTTAGCGTCTTTAATTCTATCGGTAAGTTCACCAGCCTTTTTAGCTAGGGCTTCCATTTGTACGGGGTCTGTAGCCGCCGCTATTTCAGCTTTTAAGCTTCTTAACTCGGCCTTCATTGAGCCGACGCCCGTAAGTTTTAAAGGGATTTGTACTTCATTCATAACAATATTAGCCTTTTAGTAGGTTCGAATTTCTAGAGTTGTGTTATTAAGTATGCTATCCGCGTGTTGGTGGTTTGAAGTGTTGGTAGTTTTTACTACTATATGGCCGTCCGTGTTTATGTATGCGCTATTTAAGTGGTCGTGTTCGTTGCTATTGATTATAACAAACGTTGCCAACTGGTCTAGCGGGTTTACTGGAACGCCTTTATAGTTGCCTTTTAGTGTTCTAGACCAAGTTACTACACCTATGTTATTGGCTAGTTCTAGGGCCGTAGGCGCAGCCGTTCCTACTTGGGTAAGGTTAGCTATATACGACGTGTTTGTCGTGGCTATGCCGTTAATTCTAGGCGTAATTATTCCGTCTTCGTTTAGTGTTTTGTCGTCGCCTATAACTACACCCCTAACGCCTTGTGCTACCGTGTTACGTGTTCCATAAACTGCAACGTCAGACCCTTCTAAAATTACGTTAGTCGTAGCCATACGCGAAGTATAGACAGAAGATAAAGCTACTTGCGTGGTTACGCTAGGCGAAGTTGTGCCGCTGTTGGTAATGAACGGCGCTAGTTCTAGTTCTGTGTCTACGCTTATAAGTTCGACTTTGGTAAGGCCTTCGATATTGGCGTTGTAGTCTATTACCTTGTTAATATTCCACCAAGAATTGTCTATGCGTATTTTGTCATTCAGTTTTAAGTTATGAATGTCGGCTTCGTTTAAGTGGAAAAACGCGGTAAGCATTTTGCCTTCGTTAATCTGGTTAATAGTACGACGCCAGTACATATTGTAAAGCGTGTTATTAGTCAGACTTTGAAGGTCGTAATAGTAGAAGTCGTTAACCCCGAAGTTAATATCAAAGCTAGGCGTAAGCGCGTCGTCGAAGTGGGTAATAGCTGGGTACGTCTGAATGTCGTAAGTTCCAGTTTGCCCGCCGTCAATTAGGTTGTAGAACCCGCACGCTTTAACACCGCCGTCGTATAGTATGCGTATGTTTGTTTTTGGCGCTTGTCCGTCAATCATTGGCACAATAGCCCCGAAAGGTGTGTTTGTAATTGGTGTAGGGCTAAAGATTATTTCTTTGGTGTCTATGTCGCGGACATACTCGCTATTGAAAATGTATTCTTGTTGGCCGTATATTTCCCTAGTAGTGTCGTAGTACAGCGTATTCGGCGTGTCTTTGTCTTGTTTGTAAGTTAATATTAAGCGCTTGCTACTAACGTCTGGTAAAAACTCTAGATTTTGTTCGCGGTCTTTTGCTAGTTTATACGTCCAGTCTTTTTCTGTGCCTTCGTCGTAATAGTCGTCGCGGTGTTTTAGTATAATGTTTGTCGGCTGTTCTGGGTCTACGTCAGCAAATAAGTTGTACATAGTAAAGATTGACTTCACAAAGTCGCTTTGCTTTATCTTTTCTGGTACGTACTCATTCATATTCAAGAACCCGCCAATAGGTTGTGTGTTCGTGTTCGGTAGTATTTCTATTTTAACGTCTAGAATATCTAGGTTAATATCTACTTGCGCCGCCACGCCCGCTGCAGTTCGCCACTTGTTAGTAGGTTGCCAGTTAGCCGCTAGGCCAGTTGCAAAGTCTATAAGTGTTCCAGTAGGAATATAACCAGAAGGGCTAGTTATTACCGTGTTTGTGTAAGTGCCGAAAGTAGTAAGCCCGCTAGCTATGTAGGTGTTTACATATACTGGCGTTAAGTTTCCGTTTGTACCTTGTAAGACTGGGTTTCTAGCTTTGACAAATGGCGTGAAAGTGGCGTTACTTGGGAACGTTCCTATAAACGGACGCACGGGGCTAGCGCTGTGGTTAAAGAAGTTAACTTCGTATGTTATAGTTACGTTGTACTCGTAGCCTTGCGAAGCTAGCGGGTCTGTGTCTGTTGGCGCTGTGTAAATTCCCGTCGCTGGGTTAAACAAGTTCTGGGCGTCTAGTACTTCTGTCCAGCTATCTATTTGTTCTTCAAAGGCCGTGAAGTTTCCGTTTGTTGGTTGTACGTAGTTAGTAGTGTAAGCCGCGTTGGCTATTACCTTGTAGTCGTCCCAACCTATCTGGTTTTCGTCCCCATTGTAAGGGATTAGTAGCTTGTCAAAGCGGGCTTCTGTTAGGCTTGGCCACGTGTAAGTAAAGCCAGCGTTAGCAAATATCCTATCAAAGTAAGTCTTCGCGTAGATAGCGGGCTTAAGTTGGCGTATATGGTAGTTATTAGTTCCAGCTATAGAGTAAGGTAATACGTATTTAAAGCCGTTTGCTTGCGTGTTTCCGTACGTTGCTATAATAGTGCTACTATTTGAAAAGTGGTTAAAGTCGCTAAAGTCTATGTCTGTTAGTTCGGCGTTGGTAATGGCTGTAAATAACTCCGCTTTCGTGTCTTTTATTAACACTTCATAGTTAACAACTTGTTCGTAAGCCGCTGTAGTCTGCGACTTGTTAACGCTTATAAGCTGTAGAATGGCGTCTTCTAGAATTATAACGTCGTTTTGTAGTACTTGACAGCGTGTAATTTTGGTAAGGTCGAAAGTACCCGCTTGAATATTTACGTCGTAGTAGTGGTTTAAGATGCGGTTATTGTTGTCAGTCGCTGGTAGTACAATAGTCTTCGAGAATGTCCCCGTTCGTTTGGTTATGTCGCGTATTTCGCCAACTGAAAAAGTAAGCGGGAAATTCACGTCTGGCCTAACGTCAAGAATACCGCCTAGCACTTCGTTACCGCCTAGCGTCTTTAGAAAGTCTACGCAACAAGTGGCCGCTTCAAACGTGCCGCCGTCGTTTAATACCCTAGCTTGAAAACTACCTACTAGGGTGTCTATTGAGGTCGTGCCTTCTAGAACTATCTTAACCATTTATTACGTCGTTATTTGAGTACTTAACTACTATCGTTTGTTTGATTAGGTTTTTGTTACGTTGCTTGTAGACTTCATAGCTGTTTGTCGTTACAATAACTGGCACGTATTCCGTGCTTGTTACTAGCGGTCCGTCTGGACAAGTGTAGGTAACACGCTTAATAAAGCATTGTGGGCTGGTTATAAGTTCCTCGAAGTAGCGCGCCATTTCGTCAGTCATCCAGTTTGTATTTAGTTCTAGCGTTTTGGTCGTGCTTACTTGGTAGGTGTTAAAGCCGAATTCGTGGGTATCGTATTTCCATTGGCCACCAGTTACGAAGCCTTGCACGTCTTTGTTATACTCGTCGCGTTGTACTTCGCCGCGTTCGTAGTTCTTAAGCTGAAAGGCAAAGCTTGACATTGAACCCATACGGTCTAAAAAGACTAGGTCTACTTCTTCGATGCTTTCGCGTCTGTCAATATCTACGCGGTATTTAACAGACTTTTGCCCGCTGTCGTCGTACCAAAACTCGTAGTAGGTTGTATCGTCTTTGATTAGTGGTAATGTTCCAGTATTAGGTGTAAGTGTTCCTAGATTATTAGGGCCTACGGCTATGCCTAGAATTGTGCCAGTACTTACCGTGTTTTTGTAGAAGCTTTCGCCGTTGCTGTTTTCAAATACTATTTTCTTACTAGGCTTTGCTTTAGCGTTTAGCCAAATGTCTTGACCTAGCGTAGCGTAAAAGTTTGTTCTAGGTTGGTTGGTAAGCCATAGCTTCGTATTTGCGTTAAGCGTGTAGTCTGTTTCGTCGTAGTCTGGAAAGTCGGCCCAACGGAAAGCCCCGTTAAATACTTGTTTGCCGCTTAAGTCTGTAATATCGTAGGTTGCTATTTTGCGGTTATCTGCGTAAGTTACTACGCCGTCTATTGCCGCGTTAGTTACGCTGGTCCAAAGTACGCCTATTTCGAAGTAGGTACTAGTAGCGTTGGTTACTACGTGTAAGCCTTCGACAAGTGGGTTAGCCGCCCCGCCGTCAGCTTGTACTATGTTAATCTGGTCGCCAGTCGTAAAGGTGTTGTTAACGTTCACGCGTACATAGCCACCCGAGTTACTTAATGAACTGCCATAGCTAAACTGTGCTACGTATTCTTCGCCTACTTTAACGTCGTATTGAAACAAGCAATTTGTAGCTACGTAGTCTGTAGTTACATTCGGTTCGAAGTCCCAGCTTAAATAGCTAGTAAGGAATTTAGATAGGTCTTGTTCGCCATAGCCGTCTAATATTCTAGGTAGGGTTTTAAAACGTCCTATGCGAGTAGCCCCGTCGTAAATGTCAAATATATACTTGAACCCGTCTAGGTTTTTGTTGGTGCTGTCAATTAAGAACTTTACTTGGTTAAAAGCTGGTGTAAAGTCTTGGGGTTGTGCTATTGTAGTTTGTGCCATAACAATATTAATTTAAGCGGTCCGTCTTTATTTAGAAAGCAAAATAGCTGTCGTCTGTAAAGTACTGCTCTTTAATGTAGGTAGTCGCGTACCTTACGGCGTCCATAGCATCGTCGTATAGCTTAACTGGTTCGTCCGTTATTTGGTCGCCTATCTTTTTCCACTTGTAGTTTTGGTATTCCTTTTCTAGGTTCTTGTCTGCCATAGCAAACACGCCGAACGTCTTAACGTTGTCGATACCTTTCTTGACTACCTTGTTTGCGTTCTGTACGTTGTAGCCCGCGTTATTCATTTCGGCAATTATTTCGGGCCGTGCGTAGTCGGCTATTATTTCCGTTTCCTTTTCGACGTCTAGGCTAGCCATTCGGTCTATAAGGTTGGTAGTGGTTAGGTAGCTTTCGTAAATTACTGGTTCTATGAATATGTCTTTTTCGTGCCAGTACACGCGCATTAAAGCGGTGGGGTGATTATAACCAAAGTCTAGGCCATAGACAAACTGCGTGAAGCGTGCGGGTCTGTGCGGTAAGAATGTCCAGTTTGAGTAGATATTGCTTTTACTTATAGCGTGTTCGCCTAGTGCATAGATTTGATAGAGCGCTTCATCTGTCCGCTTCAAGTCTTCAATCTGGCGTTTGATGCTGTCGGGTAAAAACGGGTTGTCCTTATACGTGCTTTTGATTAGTATGCTTTCGTCTTTTGGTAGTTCGTAAAGCCAGCTTGTACTATCCGAAGGGTTGTAGTCAAAGATTAACTTGTTTTCGGTACGCATATTCAACTGTGTGAAGTCGTCGTGGAAAAGTTCGTTTGCTTCATTACACCACGCTATGTCACGTTTACGCCCCCGTATCTTTTGCTCGTCGTCCACACTAAAGAACTCTACTATAGAGCCATTCGGAAATGAGTAGATATGTTCGCTCATATTGTGGCTAGCCTTGTCGTATATACCCGCTTCTTTAAGTACTTCTAGAAAGTCGCGCATAGCTGTAGCACGTAGCGCTGGGAATGTCTTACGAATGATTGACACTACCTTGTGTGGGTTCTGTAGGCAGTACACCATTATAAGCTGACAAAGCGAGTAGGTCTTACTAGAACGGCTACCGCCTTCGTTAATGATAAAACGCGCCTCATTACTATAAAGCGCGTCGTAATTACGTTCGAATACTATTGTAGACTTTAGGTCCATTACTCTAGTTCTTTGGTGTCGGGTCTAATAATAGAAATTTTTATTTCGTTTATGTTTTCGCCGTTGCTGGTTACGTCCGTCTTTTCGGTTAGGTTATTTAGACGCTGTGTAATTGACGGGTTGTACTGCCCAACCATACCGCCTTCTATCTGGTCTTGTCGAATTGCTTTCTTTATACGTTGGCAGACCCCGCAATAATCTTCGTATGCCCCATTCGTATTTCTAAAGTAGTGGTCTAGTGTTACGCCTTGTTCGTAGCCCCAAACTTCGAAGCCTTCGTATGTAAGTGGAACGCGTAGCTTTTCTTGTACGACTTTACCGCTTTGTAGGGCTTTGTCTATTACTCTTGGGTTTGAGTGTACTTTGTCCTTGTAGGCTTCGAACATTTCCCATAGCTTTTCTGGGGTTTCTATGTATTTATGCTTTCCCATTTGTGTTCGTGTTTTTAAAGTGGTCTAGAAATTGGTCTTCTGTTAGTTCTTCTACGCATAGTAAAGTAGGCATATCAGAAAGGTACACTATAACGTGGTTTTCGTCTTTAGCTAGTTCTTGTTCTATGCACTTACCTAGCGTGTACATTTTGTGGCCCATATCTAAAATGTAAAAAGGCATTACTTCTTTTTAAGTGACTTAACGTAACGGCTTAAAGCTTCGCGTTTGTGCGTTTCCCATACTCTATTACATACGGCATAGCGTTGGCTTTCTTCTGGAAATGCTCCTACGCTTTCTTCATCGGCCATACAGCGTTGTAAGAACTTGTCTTTACCTTCGCCTTTAATTGGTTGTGGCATCTTTTCTGCGTTTTCGTGTTTTCTTAATAACTGGCTTCGGTTCTTCTACAGCGTCAGCTTGCGCTACTTCTTGGTCTATGCCCGTGTAGCTAATTGTTTTGGCTTCTGGTTCGAATAAGTAGCCTAGCCCTATGCTTTGGTAATATGTAAAGCGTTTGGGGTCTATTTTGTCTACTTCTACTCGGCGCTGGCCTAGTACGCTATCGTAAGTAATGATAGTCTTACCTTTGTGTTCTTCTTTAATTTTCATTTTTTCGTGTTTTCAATAGTTTCTATAATCTGCGAAATACCACCAATAGCAACCAGTACGCCAGTTGCAAAAAGTGCGTGTTTAAATTCAGCTAGGGCTATTAATACACCTATTGCCGTTATAATTACCCCCGTTGCTATGTTCGTCTTACTTGACATATCTATAACTATATTCGAGTTCGCGAAGTTTTTGTTTTAAATTCCTAATCATATAATGAGCTGACGTTCTAGGAATGTCGAAAAAGTCTGCCATAGCTTTAGCGGTTTGGCGTTCTTCTATGAAATAGGCTTCTGCTATCCGTTTTTCTACTGGGTCTTTTACTTCTGACATATATTTCTGTATGCAGTACTTGCGTAGATTGTAACGGGCTTCTATTTCTATTTTATCTAGTATGTCCGTGTCTTCTGGCTCATCTACTATAATTGGTTCTTGGCTATGGCAGTCGTCTTGTTTGTGGCTTAACGACGTGGGCCAAAGTATTTGCATTTTTATACTATTAAGTAGGTAGCTTTTTACGCTGTTTTCGTCCGTTTTTTCGGCTTCTATAGTGACTACGTGTAAATAGGCGTTGTTTATAATGGTGTCGGCCTTTAACATTGAAAGCTTAATATTCTTGTAATTGTTATAAGACGTCAATAAGTGGTTAGTGTAGCGCCTAACTTCGTCGTAATTCTTACTTATGTAAGCGTCAAGCGTATTTTTGATACCAGACAAGGAACTCATTATAAAATTTTAATCTGTCCGCAGTTGCGCATAGACAGCCGTTTTCTTGTTTGCCCGTAACCTTTACCCTAATCTTTTGAAGCTTCTTTAAGTGTAGCTTACTTAATCTGTTGGGGCTTACTTGTTCTAGCAGTCCGTCTATTTCTAGTTTTTCAGCTTCTGTAAGCATAAGTCTATTGCGTATGTTGACAAACTAACCAAACACGCGACTAAAAACTGGCCAGAAAGTAACCACGTAGACCAAAAGCCAACGCATTTAGGACAGCCAAAAGCGGCGTGTATGTAAATTGTAAAGGAATTTAGCGGCAACTTACTGAAAATGTAGTCAAGTAATAGCTGTATCGGTTCAAACGTTACCAGAAACCAGCCTAGCGCTATGTAAAATAGTATTTCCATACTCAAAAGTAAGGTTATTTATATTTGTATTTCAACAAGTTGTTAACAAAAAAGCCCCAATTAAGGGGCTTCTAGTAGTAGTTAGTGGTTTAGTGTTCGTGACGTATTAAATACTCGTCTAGTTTTATGGCTGTCTTTAGTGAAACGTCTTTACCTTGCATAAAGTTGTTGATTTGAAAAGGGTGAAACTTACCAGTATAGGCTTTTATTTCTTCTGCTATTTCGTTTCTTGTTTTGTACCTTAAAACCTCGCGTAATTTGTTACGTAGTTCTGTGTCGTTAATGTTCATAACTTTTAAAAAGGTAGGTCATCGTTTGGTACTAGCGGCTTGTGTTCCATTTTTTCGGGTGCTACGTACGGCTCGCTGAATGATAGCGAAAAGAAGCTTTCGCCTTTCTGTGTTTGCTTAACCCATACCGCAACGTCCATTTCTTTACCATTTACTACACAGTTGCCCTTATAGTCTGGGTGGTTAGGCATTTGCTTGTAGTTGTTTTTAAAAATTGCACCAGAATTATTTTTCTTTTCCATTTAGAATATATTAAAAATTACTGACAAAGTTACCGCTGTCAGTATTGCGGTTATTAAAATCATTGTGCCAATAGCGGCCATTTCTTCGCGTTTGTTTTCTTTGTCTAGTTTCATATCTTTTTGTAGTTATCTGCCGTATCTAGGTAAATTTCCCATTCTTTAGGCGTGTAAGTTGACATTACCTTAAATTCGTCTTCTGTTAGTTTATTGGTTCGGTACTTTTCAATTCCTTTCGTGTACTTTAAACGAATAGTAAATGTCCTATCCCAAGTGTTGGGCTTTGCTATTAGTTCGTAACTCATCTTATTCTGATTTAAAGGTTAAAATATGCTCGTCTTTCCGAGCCGTCAGCGTTCTATATCTATTGAGAAGTTCCGCCTATACTCGTTTTTTACTTGCCTCTCGGTAGCCATTACTGAAAGCTTCTATTTCTACTAGCGTTATGTCCTTTTGTATGCGTTCTAGGTACAGCGTGGCGTCCATTAGTTCTTCTTGTAAGTGGTTTATCCAGTCTGTTAAAGTTAGGTCGTTTCGTGTTAATGGCGTTCCGTATTTTTTTAGCCCAACGTTTGAGCGTTCGACGTACTTCGCTAGTACGCTTTTTACTATCTGGTCTTCTACTTCTTGTTTCATAGGAAATTGTAAAGGGTGTTATAATACTCGCGGCATAGTTCGACGCGGTCTTTTATTTCGGTTATTACTTGTTCGTCTTTTTCTACTTCAAAGACTTTAACGCGTCGGCCTAGCGGTATATGGTCGAATACGTGGCGCTTTAGAATTTCGTCGCGTAAGTCTAGGTCTTCTTCTAATAGGTGGGCGTTCCAGTGCGCGCGTCTTATTTCGTCTTCTACCATTTCTATAGGGGTGTTAACTAGGCAGTAAACTAGTAGTGCTTTTGTCTTACCCGTCAACTCCATATAGCCTTGAAGTTGGTAATAGTAGTCTTTTGTAGGAATTTCAGTAGCAAAGAACGGAAAAGTAGTGGCATCCCAGCTAGACTTTACGTCTAAAAGTACGTCGTCCGTGTTTACGTCTGGAGTTCCCGTCAAGAAGTCGTTTGTAAAGTGTTCTTCGTTCTTCCAAATTAGGCCTAATTCTAGCGCGTTAGACGCCATTTCTATAGCCTCGCCTTCTACTAGGTTACCTTTGTCGGTGTAACGGCTGTAAAACGGCTTAATTACGCCGTATTTTGCACGCAGTACTTCTTCTTCTATGTATGTCTTTGCCGTTTGGCTTAATAACTCCCCTTTTGTGCGGGGGTTAGTCATTATTTTACCTATTGCCGAGCATCGTATTTTAAAATCAGTCATAGGGCGTTAAGCATTTCTGTTTGTGACTCCGTTAATTGAAAGGCGCTAGTAATCTTTTCTTTGGTTACTTTGCCGTCAGCTATTGCTTTTAGTGCGTCTTGAAAGCGTTTAGCGTCTATGCTAGGTAGTTTCTTTACTTGTTCGCCGCTTGCGTCCGTGTCTTTGTCGGTTACTAGACCTAGAGCCGCTGAAAGTGCGTAGCGTCTGTAATAAGTTACGCCAGACCCAAAAGCTTGATAGTCATTCATTCCCTTTAACTGAACGTAAGGAATAGCGCATTTGCTTTCTAGACTTTCGCCACTTTCACAATGGAAAATAATTGTGTTTACGTAGTTCGTGCTTTCGTCAGACGTTAGTACTTGGGTAAAGCCTAGCCCGTGTTTTTTTAGAAGTGGGTTAATTACTTCAAAAATCTTGGGTAAATCAGCGTAGGAATAGCCGAAGCCTTGAGTTCCCTTGTGAATTACTGGTACTTCTTGCTGAAAAGCCGCAAGCGCTGTAAATAAGTGTTTCATAGTGTTTTGTTTTTAAACGTTATCTATATGCAAATATATACTTATTTTTAATATACAAGCAAATTATTTTATTTTAACAGTTGTTTTTTTAAGTCTTCTATACTCAAAACGTCGTTAAGCTTGTAATTTTCTATTTCGTAAAGGTCCGCTTTAGTTACAAACGTAGTGCTATTGGCTCTAGTTCTGGTTGTTCCTTTAGGGTAAAACGTTCTGCGTTCTTTAAATGTCGT